ATGGCAGGATGCCGCCCCACCCCGTACCGTTACGTATACACATAAATACACAGATTAGGAAAATTAAGTGTTAACCACAAGGGTAACTGTCACTCTTATAGATAGCTAGTTGCACAAATAATGTGCAGAATAGGAGGGGGTGTGTGAACTATGCAACACTATCTGAACAAAAAGATGTTAAATACAGAAATAAGGGCTTGACAGTTGGGTGCATTTTGAGTATAATTATAGTATAACTAAATAACACTTAAAGTGTATCACTTAAAACTATTTAATATTATCTTGTTAAATACACTTAAATGAACACTACAAGTGAACCTAAAGCATGTTATTCTACGTGTTTATAAAAAAGTCCTTGACAATGGCTAAAAAATCAGTAAAACTATACACAGACAATGTACTTGATGCATTTTACAAAGCTGTACGTACTAACTCATTAGACCGCTTGCATATCCCTCACAGTGATGTCTTCTATGTGCGTCAGGCAGTAGAGGCACACTACGGACGTTCATTTACATTGAAGCATGTAGAAGATGCTATGAGAGCAGAGGGGTGGAAAGAACCAAAGGAACAATGAGTTTTACAGCAGTAATAGTTGCGTGTCATATTGCTAGTGCAGACATGTGCATGACAATTGTAGATAATCGTGGGCCATATGATACAGAGGATAAGTGCAAAGCACGTATCAGTGAAATGGCAGAAAACTTAATAGGTGTTTGGGTTTCATTCCAAATGCCTATGATATTTAAAATGACAAGTTGTGTACATCCAGATAATCTTGTAGAGAAGACACATACGTAATGGCAGTCGAGTATCGTGGGATAAAGTTTCCCGGCTACAATAAACCTATTAAGTCTAATCGCCCCGGTAAAAAGAAAATGGTACTTGCTAAAGTTGGGGATAAGATTAGGCTAATTCATTTTGGTGCTACAGGCTATGGTCACAACTATAGTGCTGCAGCCCGAAAGTCGTTCCGTGCGAGACACAAATGTGACACAGCTACGGACAAACTTAGCGCACGTTATTGGGCGTGTAGAACATTATGGGGTGGTGCAGGTGGTAGCACAAAGTCATCACCAAAGTCTCGTAAAGGAAAATACTAATGGCTAAAACAGGTAGAAATAAACCACGTACGTCTGGTAAACGTAAAGGTGAAGCCAGCACATTAGAAAAAGCTGCTGCTAATCTAATGCTATTTGCTATTCCGGGTGTTGGTACAGTAAGAGCAGCAGTTACTGCTGGTAAAGTAGCACCTAGAATTATGCAGATGGTTCGTCAGTTGGGTGGCAAAAAAATTGCAAAGCCTACAACGACACAAATTAAAAATGCAAAACCTACCTCTGCTTTAAGACAAAAGGCAGGTGAGATAAAAGTAGGTAGTCGAACAGCTACTAAAGCTAAACCTAAAACAGGTGTTAAAGCAGAACGTAAACCGTTAAAAGGTGAACCAAAGGTTGCAGCTAAAAAACCTGCGTCCAAAAAACCTGCGTCTAAAAAACCCGCAGCTAAAAAAGATTCGGGTATGGTAATTACAAGAACAAAAATTAAACAAAAGCCACCCGCAAAATCTAGTAAGATAAAAACTTCTGATAAATTATTAGCAGGTGCGACAGCATTAGCAGCAGGAACAGCAGCACTTGCTCCTAGAGGTCAGAAAAAAGCCCAAGCCTTTACATCCAAAGCAAAAGAAGGTGGTCCGGGTAGGCAATTTAAAAAGAAAGTGACAGGTATAAGTGAGGGTAACACTGTAGCTGGTTCATCAGGCAGACGTGGTGGTGACCCACGCAAAGGTTTTGCTTCTAAAGCAACTCCGGGTAAAAAGAAAGTAGCACCAACACCAAAGCGTAAACCTAAAGATAAATTTGACAAACGTGGCGATCAAATAAAAGGCATATCTAGTTTACCAGCAGGAGCATTACGTAAGTTCCAAGGTTCTTATGATAAGAAAAAAGAAAAGCTGCGGAACATTGGTGGCAAGACATACGTAGTAAAGAGGTAGCTATGAACATAGGTGAAAGAGCAAAACTTCAAGAGGCGGTAAGAGTGGCACGTGACCCTAACGCCACACCTGACCAAGTAAAAGAAGCAGGTAGAGTTCAAAAAGAACTAAGAGAAAAATATCCTGATACCTATGGTGCTATTCGTGGTGAAATGGCAGCTACGACAGATGCTGAAAATATGAATGCAGGTGGTCTGTCAGGTCAAAAAGGAAAAAAGGGAAAAAAGAAAGTGCCAGCTATTTCTATTAGCATAGGCATGGTAGAGATACCAAAGGGTAAAGGCAAAGCCAAGATGATGAAGGGCGGTATGGCAAATAAAAAGCAGCACATGTATGCTGGCGGTGGGTCTGTTACAGATAAACTAAATCCCGGTTTACGTGCGTTACAAAAAGAACGTCCTGATGTAGTGGCTAAAATTTTAAAGAAGTCTTGATGGTAGCCAAAGTATCCACCATAAAACGTAAGATACGTTCAGGTCAAAAGCTAGGCTTTAGTGAACGTGCTAGAGCAGTAAATAAAGGATTATTACCTAGTGCCGCTAAAAAAAGGAAAAAGCAAAAAAGTCGTTAGTAAAAATATTAGCAAGCTAGTGAAAGAGGGCAGACCTCAGAAACAAGCTGTAGCTATAGCACTATCAACTGCTGGATATGAGAAAAAGAATGGTCGCAAGAGTACCAAGAAAAAAAGGCCAACCCGCAAAGTCTAAAAAGCATAGTGACCTGTACACAGACGAAGACCCAAAAGGTACAATCAAGGGTCTGAAGTTTGCTACCGTAAAAGATGCACAGGCATCTGTACGCAGGATAAAGGCATCTAACAGAAGTCACAATCATAAGACACAGGCTGCTATAGCTATGGAGCAACGTGCTAGAGTTGCGGGTAAGATAGCAGCAGCTAATGTATACAGACGTTTTATAGAAGCGCAAAAGAAGAAGACACGTGCATCCCGTAGAAGCTGACATTCGTAAGTGGTCGCACAACTTTCTTGAAGTTCCAAATAAAATGCTAAACGGATTACCCCCATGTCCGTATGCAAAACAAGCATGGCTTCAAGACCAAGTTAAGTTTACTATCAATACTGGATTAGATGGTCTCACAAAAGAAGTTGCTGACTTTGACAATCACAAGTATGATATAGTTATTTGGGCATCTGAATATTTGCTCGACATGGAATATCTTGATGGATGGTGTGATGGCGTAAATGAAGCCATGTCTATTGTCGGTCAAGATATGCACCTGATGGTGTTTCATCCAGATTATGATGCAACAGAAGCTGGTCTGGATTTTTTAACTGAAGATGATGTAACAGACGATGAGTTAGTTTATTGCATGGTCTTTGTACAGAGGTTATCATTACTTGATGATGCTTCACTTAGTTTGGAAAAGTCTGGATACTACCAGCACTTTCCTAAAGATACATATGAGTCACTGGTAGTTGACAGAAGGAGACTAAGAAATGGCAATGCATGGCAAAGCTAAAATGGCTAAGAAAAAAATGCGTGGCGGTGGCATGACCAAGCGTATGCGTGGTGGTGGCATGATGAAAAAGAAAATGATGGGCGGTGGCATGGCTAAGATGTCCAAAAAGAAAAAAATGATGCGTGGTGGAATGGCTAAAAAGAAGAAGTAATGATATATGTTGCTAATTCTAGCATACATGGACTAGGCGTATTTACAGATAAGGATATTTCTCAAGATGATGTAATTGAGTTATGTCCTTATCTGGTTGCTGACAAAGATGACTTTTCAGATACGTGTGTATTACATGACTATATGTTTTACTCTCCGTATGAAGATGACGAAGATTTTTTAATACCTTTAGGTTTGGGAATGATATATAATCATAGTGATACTCCAAATGCAGAGTGGACCATAGACGATGATAATCAAGAGTATATCACATTCTTTGCCACAAAAGATATAAAGGCGGGGGAAGAAATACTTCACGACTACGGAACACCGTATTGGGATAGTAGAGATGGCTAAGTTTTACGCTACGGATAAATTAGAAAAGAAAAGACCCAAACGTAGACCCGGAGTACATAAAAAGAATGTTAATAAACGTAACAAACCTAAAACGTACTTTGGTTAGATCGGAATAACAATGGCTCGTAAAGCACCAAAGAAACCTAAAAGCAGGGTTAACGAAGCTGGTAACTACACAAAACCTGAGTTACGTAAGCGTTTATTTAACAGGATTAAAGCTGGTTCAAAGGGCGGTAAGCCGGGTCAGTGGTCGGCAAGAAAAGCCCAAATGCTTGCGGTGGCTTATAAAAAAGCTGGTGGTGGGTACAAGACCCGAAAGGCTTGACCTATAGATGGCTGCAAAACTAAACGAGAATACAGAAGTTGCACTACCCCTTCGCAACATCATCAGTATGGTTGCTGCAGCATCACTTGCAACATGGGCATACTTTGGTATTATAGAACGGCTTAATACTATAGAGACTAACATCACTATGATGAAGTCTAATGTAGACCACAACACAGAGTTTCGTATTAAGTGGCCTCGTGGTGAAATGGGAAGTCTACCTGCTGACTCTGAGCAGTTTATGTTAATAGAACACCTCGCTGACCAGTTAGATGAATTAACATCACAAATAGATGAAGGTCGTGCGCCACATGACCAACAGCAAAAATTAACATTGGAGTTCTATGAAAAGCGTATTGCTGCTATAGAAACACGTATCGAGAAAATGACAAATGGTCACTGAAACAATAACATTAATATTATATCTTTCAGGGCATGTTGCAGAGCATACACCATTTGAGCAAATATCTAAATGCTTAAAAGCAAAACGTACAATAGAAAGAAACTTGTATAAAGATACTGGAACTGTGCGATATTCTTGTGAAAATAAAACAGTTGAAATAGACAAAGGACCAGACGGTAAAACTTATATCGTAAAAATTGTGGAGTAGCAAATGTTAGCAGAAATACTTGCAGCTAATGCAGCATTTGCCGCCATCAAGACAGCAATTAAAAATGGTAAAGAAATTGCTGATGTTGCTTCACAAGTAGGTAAGTATGTAAATGCTACTGAAGATTTACGCAGAAGAGGTGAAAAGAAAAGACGGGGTGCTGGTGGTGCAGACTTAGAGGAGTTTATGCATCTTGAAAAATTAAAACAGCAAGAAGAAGAATTAAAGCAGCTTATGATATATACAGGCAGACCCGGACTTTGGTTTGATTGGATAAAATTTCAAGCACAGGCACGTAAGGATAGACTAGCTGCAGCAGAGGCACGTAGACGTAAAATGCAAAAATGGATTGAGATAAGCACAATAGCTATACTTGGCATAATAGGTTTATTTGGTTTTGCTATTTTAGTTGCATGGGCATTTTATCTGAAAGGTTTATGATGGCACTTAAAAAATCTCAAAAGAGTTTAAAAGATTGGGGTAAGCAGAAGTGGAGAACCAAAAGTGGCAAACCGTCCAGTGAAACTGGTGAACGGTATTTACCGACAGCAGCTATCAAAGCGTTATCCCCGCAAGAGTATGCAGCAACAACCCGTGCTAAAAGAAAAGGAACTCGTGCTGGTAAGCAGTTCGTCAGACAGCCTAAAGCGATATCAAAGAAAACCGCTAAATTCAGAAGGGGTGCATAATGTTAGCTGCACTGATAGGACCGATAAGTAATATTGCTTCTACGTGGCTTGAGGGCAAGGTAGAAGAAAAGAAAGCACAGTCAGCTACTAAAGTAGCAAAGGCCCAAGCTGAAGCTGTGGTGATGCAGAAAAAAGCTACGGGTGAAATTGATTGGGACTTGGAGATGGCTCGTGCTTCATCATCAAGTTGGAAAGACGAGTGGCTGGTAATTTTATTTAGTATTCCGTTAATATTAGCCTTCATACCCGGCATGGAAGGTGTAGTGCAAAATGGATTTGAACAACTCAACAAGATGCCTGAGTGGTATCAATATTCCTTGGGAGTTATCGTTGCCGCTTCTTTTGGAGTTCGTAGCGCAACTAAATTCTTCGGAAAAAATAAATAATGATAAATAAAAAAGTGTTAATGAGTTCACAAAGAAGATTAGCTTTGGGAACAATTAGACGTAAACCAACTCCTGCAAACAGTACATCACAAAAAGCAAGAGCAGCTATACGTAAAAAATTGCGTCCTTCAATTTTATTGAGAAGAAAAAATAATGGTTGATTGGTGGAAACGATGGCTGCAATTTAATGTTACAGCCAAACTAACTATGATTGCTTCTGTTGCAATGTCGTGGCGTTGTGCAGAATGGTTTATGAATTTAGAAGACCCTACAACACAACAGTCAGCATTCGTATCTGTTATAATGGGTGTCATGACAGGTGTGTATGGTATCTATCTAGGTAGAGAATCAAGGGGCAGTAAATGAAATATATTCGTACACACTTAATCAAACAGCTTGTCCAGAGTGAAGGTTTGCGTCTTCAGGTATATCAAGATACTTTAGGTATTGACACAATAGGTGTGGGCAGAAATCTTGAAGACAGAGGCATTACTAAAGAAGAACTTGACACTTTGGATTTTCCAAACATAGAAGCAGTGTATGAGCATGGCATTACTGAGACTGACGCTGCATATCTATTAGAGAATGACGTGCAGATAGTCGAAGAAGAACTGTTAAAAGCGCACCCTTGCGTAGCAGATTTAGACGCTGTACGTCAGCTTGTACTTGTAGACATGGCATTTAATATGGGTGTGCCAAGACTGTGTAAGTTTAAAAAAATGTGGGCTGCTGTATACGAGGGAGACTTTCCTACTGCATCACGTGAAATGTTAGATAGCCGTTGGGCTGTGCAGGTAAAAGGACGTAGCCATAAGTTAGCACATGCTATGCATCATGGGGAGTTAAAATAATGGGCGATTCATTAGCACAACAAATAGGATTTACTAAAAAGAAAGAAGATAAACCTTCTGGGGCAAAACCAAAACCTTATCCTGATAATGCACCCGCAAGGTTAAAAGCTAACTACGCAAAGAAGTATACAAATAAGGATAAGTTTTTAGGATTTAAAGTAATAGATAAACTTAAAAAGTTGTTAGACTAATGGCTAGAGAACTAAACGAAAGACAACAGAAGTTTCTGGAAGTCCTCTTTGAAGAGGCTGGCGGTGACGTAGTTGCCGCTAAGAAACTAGCAGGGTATTCAGAGACTACTGCTACAACTGCAATTGTAAAAGGTCTCAAAGAAGAGATACTAGAAGCAACGCAGATGTACATGGCACGTAATGCACCTAAAGCTGCTATGGCTGTAACAGGCGCACTATACGACCCAACTGAACTTGGTATTCGTGATAAGATGGCAGCAGCAAAAGAACTGCTTGACCGTACAGGTTTAATTAAAACAGAAAAGGTGCAGGTAGAAGCAGCAGGTGGTGTTATGCTTATGCCAGCTAAAGCTAAAGTAGAGGACGATGACTAATGAGTAATCGCACTAAAAAACCTAAAACAAAAGCACAAACTAGACACGCATCAATAGCTAAAGATACTAAAATTAAAACTGCTCAAATGAAAATTGACCAGTTAAACGCTATAAAACCAAAAAATTTAAATGCTGAAGATGTAAAAATAAGAAAGGCACTTTTACAACAACAAAAAGAAATAATAAAAGGTTTAACAAAAACACCAGCGAAAGAACTAGCAAAAAAATATGCGTTACGTTCTGTACCAGTTGTAGGAAGTTTTTTAGCCGCTTTTAAACCAAAACCAGCAGGACAAGGTTCAGCGTTAACTGGTCCGGGTTCAAAAAGAAACAAATGACTAGAACAGCAGGGCGTTGGAAGTTACCACAGCCAACAGACATTAAAGAAGAAAACGAATGGGTACAGATACCACGCATTGCACGTACTGTACCATTTGGTTACAAGCAAAATGAAGAAGACCCCGACATTCTTGACCCCATTCCAACTGAGTTGGATTTGCTTGAAAAGGCCAGAGCGTATACAAATCAATACAGCTATCGTGAAGTAGC